CTTTTTTAGAGGCTAAAAAAATTGTCCACACCTTTGGGATAAGGACTAGAAAGCAATGGGAGCTTTTCAAAAACACTGACCGTATGCCTAAAAACATTCCCAAATGCCCAAAGACTGTTTATGCCAAAGATTGGATAAGCTGGGGCGAATGGTTAGGTAAAAGATGTGCAAAAAAAAGTAACTATGTGAGGCAATCAGAACGACCTTTGCCTCAACTGCCCAGCCTTACCTCGCTAAGCAAAATTGTTGAGGAAGTGCAATCGGAAAAGAACTTGACGGATGAACGCCTTATCCCAACTCGGCACAATATCTCCGTTGTGCTGAAAGAATACCAAGACCGTTTGTGCGCTCCAATGGACACAGCAAAATGTAGCAAGGATTATGCCGGCGAACGCTATCGGATACAGTATTTTAGGCAGTTTTTTGCAAGCAAAGCGGCCTACATTTCGTTTATCTCTCCAGTGATTTTTGCCGATAGCAACGAATTGCTGTTAATGGTTCAAACCGAAGATGAAGCGAGAATCATTTTGGGCGAATACAAATTGATGAAGCACCTGCGTTCGCGCATTGCCCTTGAGGATATCGCAATAAAAGTAAAAGTATTTTCTAACCTGTAATCATAAAACCCCAATATCATGAACATTTGCACATTCATGGGTAGGCTCGGCGCTGATCCCGAACACAAACAATTTCAGAACGGTGAGGGCGTGGCCCGGCTTCGCATCGCCGTATCAAAGAAGGTAAAAGAACAAGAGGTCACCACGTGGGTGACGGCCTATGCCTATTCTCCGTTCGACCAAATCGCCCAAAAGTACCTCCGCAAGGGCAACCGCGTGCTGATTGCTGCGGAGTACAGCCAAAGGTCGTACGAAAAGGACGGGCAAACCCAGTACAGCCATGAATTCCGCGTGGCCCGATTGGAAATCATCGACTGGCCGGAAAAAACCGAGGTCGGCGCGCCCGTCACTCCGGCCCCCAGCGCAAGCCCCGCGCCCGCACCCAAACCCGCAACCCCCAAAGCACCTTTTGAAGACGATGGAGAACTTCCATTCTGATTTCGGCTACCTCGAAAGCGTAATTTCGCTCGAGGGCCTGCCGGACAACCGTCGCCGCGATTTCGCCACCCTACGCCAGCTGCTAACTGGTGGGGGTGGCACCCGGACGGAAAACGTGAACTTTGCCGCCTGCCTAACCTGTTTTTGCGTTCGCTATGCCATGACACCAGCTGAGCTATTCGATTGCAAGACGCCAACTGTGGTGGCCACCGCCGCGCACGCCCTGCAACTCACGTTTACCTATCAATCTCAAAGCGCAATTTGCGCCTACCTCGGCAAAACCCGCGAGATATTCCGAGACCAAGTGTTCGTTTTGACCGATGCCCAGCGCAAGGCCGCCAAAGCGACCGCCGATGATGCACGGCGATTGCTCACCTACCTAAACGAAACCACATGACTTACGCCGAAATTTGCCGCCGCCGCATCGAACACCTCGAAAGGCAAGGCCCTCCGGAAAAGCCCACCAAAGAAAAAGCTGCTGAGTACGCCCTCCTTAACGGAATAAGCAAGGGGGAGGCGTGGCCTATACTTCGCTTGCAGCACGCCAAAGAAGCCGCAGCCTACCGCACTCTTCTTAACTCGTTAAAGAATTACCTATGATTCTCCTCGGCCTTGACCCCGCATTCCGCGAAAACGGATTTGCCGTCGCGATGTACGACCCGACGGACCTTTTCGAGCCGCTCCGGTTTGTCATCTTTCGGAACGCCGGGTGTTTTATCGGTTGGTTAGTAAACGATGCCCCGGTGCTGGCGTTTGCCTGCGTCGAAAATTCCAACCTCGACCCCGCTGTTTACCACCTTTCGCCCAAAATGACTGTACGCATGGCTGCCGCCGTTGGCATCCGCGTTGGCAAAAACCAAGCGATTAGCCAGCTGGCAGTTGACCTGCTCCGGAATCGCTACAGCAAGCACAACGTCTTGGAAGTATCCCCCTCGAAAAAAGGCGGCAAAGTGTATCCCGCACGGGTGGCCGCCGTGGACGTAATCGACTTGACGGGCAAAAACCCGAGCAAGGAAGTGACGGAGGCCCTTAAATCCGAGGATTGCCGGAGCGCGCTGATGATGCTGATGCGGGCCCACAAACAGTATCGGCTGAAACAAATGATTTACGATGTATCTTTGCATTAATTCCCGCCGTGGACAAACAACACACAACTATTTGTTTTTTTCTTTTGAATATGCCGTGGTGGGTGAAGGCTCGCCACGGCTTTTTTAATGCTAAAACCCGGCAAAATGGAACCGACAAAACCGACATCAAATAAAAAGGAATTTTTGGAAGCATTGAAACGGTGCGCTGGCAACGTATCGGAGGCCACCAAGCAAGTGCCGATACATCGGAGCACACATTACGATTGGATCGAGCAAGACTCCGAGTACGCCGCCGCCGTGGATGCTATCAAAGAATCCCTAATCGACCGTGCCGAGAGTGCGCTACAGACGCTAATAACCGAGGGCAACGTCCCCGCCGTGCTGTTTTTTCTCAAGACACAGGGCAAAAAACGCGGTTATGTGGAGCGCACCGAAACGGACGTTACCAGCGGTGGCCAGCCTATCGTTTTTGAAACTAAGGTAATCAAAACCCGTGAGTTAAATGCAGATGATTAAAAAAACCCAGAGGGCCTCGGCATTGTTCGAGTGGTGCGCAAACCGGGTTTTACAGGCCATTTTGCAGCCCACTGGTAAAGTACCCGTGTTCATTCTGCAGGGCGGCACATCCTCAGGCAAGACCTACGCCGTGCTGCAAACTCTCTTCGTAATCGCCGCACGGTGCCCAAAATTGGGAGGGGAGCCGACGATCATTAGCGTGGTGGGGCAGGACGTGCCGAACCTCAAACGCGGCGCCATTACCGACGCCACAAACATTGCCGCCACGTTCGCGCCGGTAATCAAACGATACCACACTACCGAAAAGGCGTTTGAGTTTACGAACGGGGCCCGGATTGAGTTCGTGAGCTACGAAACGCCGCAAGATGCCAAGGCAGGTAAACGCCACATCTTGTTTGTGAACGAGGCAAACGGCATCCGCCACGAAGTTTTTGAACAACTATTTATCCGCACCAAGGTCGCCGCGTTCGTGGACTATAATGCGGACGCGGAATTTTGGATTCACCACCGGTATAGACCTGAGGCAATGGCAGCTGGCAATTTCTGCCGATCGACCTATCTGGACAATCCGTTCCTGTCGCCCGCGGTGGTGGCTTCCATCGAAGCGAAGCGGGGGAACTCGGAATGGTGGCGGGTGTACGGCGAGGGACGCACGGGCAAATCGGAGGGCGTTATCTACAAGCGTGCGGAGGCATGGCACCAATTCCCGGACGATGTGCGGCGGTTTGGCTATGGCCTCGACTTCGGATTCAGCGAACCGTTGGCGCTGGTGAAGTGCGGCATCGCAGGTGAACACGTCTATGCCGAAGAAATTGCATACCAGTCCGGGCTCACCCCCTCGGCGCTGGCAGCGGCTCTCCCAGCGTGGGGAGTAGCTAAGGCCAGTCCAATTTGGGCAGACGGCGCACGGCCAGAGATTATTATGGAGCTCCGGCGACTCGGCTACAACGTCCGTCCGGCCACCAAAGGGCCCGAATCCGTGCTAAATGGAATCATGGCCCTCAACGATATGCCGCTCCGGCTAATTGGCCCAAACCTCACCCGCGAAGCCCGTATGTACAAGTGGGCTACGCACGCGGCCACGGGCCATTTTACGCGCGTCCCGGCCCCGTCTGATGACCATGCCCTCGATGCACTCCGGTATTGGGGAATCATGAACTTAGGCGCGCGCGCAATCAAACCGAAATTTGTATCTTTGTGAAAACCAAATCCCAACTAACATGAACCAAAAGAATTTAGACGCTATTAAGCAGTTCAAGGAAGCGCTTGATACGATGGTGGCCGAGAAGGAAGTCACGCCTCAGGCCGGGAACATTATGCTTACCTTATTCCGCAAGCACCTTTACCCCTACGCAGCTGCCGCCGGGTTCGGTGGCTCGTTTGACTATGTGGTCGGCGCCACGGGTCGCCAAATGCGGACCCGTACCGACGTCGAACGTGAACGCGCCACCGCATCGCCTGCCCCCGTGGAAAAAAAAAGCGATGTAACACCTGCCCCCGTTGAGCTGGCACACAGTGGGCTGCCCATTGGCTTCCCCGACGATTTAGACCTTCCCGTGTACAACCTCGCCATGATTGCAGAGAAGTGCGGAGTGACGGACTGGGACAACGTTACCGTCGAACAGGCTGACGCCGTGCGCACGTTGGCAAAGGAAGTCGGTATTTCGGTTGGACCTGCCTCCAAACCCTTGACAATCGCCCAAAAAATCGTTGCCGCATATGCAGGTGCTTAAAGCCATCGCGCCAAACGGCGACACGCTAACGTTCAACATCCCCACGGAGGCGACCGAAGTCACCGTGGGGCAATTCTTTGAGTGCCACATCGCTTACCATGCTATGATGGGTGCGCTTAGGCACCAAGCTGAGACGGGCGAGAATTCGCTTGGAGGCGTGCCGCTGGTTGCCTACCTGAATGCGCTGGCCCACAGCCTTCGACCGTTTATGCCCGGCGTAAACCCTACCGAGGTGACGCTGGCCGGGGAAAGCGAAGAGCACGCCGCAACGATGTTGATGGGAGCCGTGGAGGCTATCGCCGGATGCTTTGCGCGCCACACCCCGAAGACCCCGGAGAACGTTTTTGAGTTCGACGGGCAACGGTGGTATCTCTGCGAACAAGCCGTCAACTACAAAAACCAACGCGGCCCGGGTTTCAGCGTAAAACAGGTGGCCCAATCGCTCCTACTTGAGGACTACTTCAAGAACTTTCTTGAGTTCAAGTTGGCCAAAGACGTGGAGGCGGTAATCGAATCTCGCGATGCTGAGCAAATGAGTGCGATTTACATGACCCCGACGCGCATTTTCTTGGCACAAATGGCCCTGTTTTTGCGCAAATCGCCGGATGAGCCATTGCCGCAAACTCAAGAGGCCTTCGACCGTTGGCACGCTGAGCGCATTAAGGAGATTGAGCAGCTGCCCCTCGCGGTGGCTATCGACGTGCGCAACTTTTTTTTTCTTACCTCGATGCCCTCGCAAACGACCCCATCTTCCGCAACTGGTTCAAGCCCCCAAGGGCCCCCAGTTTCAAAGAAAGCCCCGACCAAATCAAAATCAGGCAGTACCGGGAAAGGCACGAAGACGGCAAAGGGAGGGAGCTCTCGATTTACGGGAGACTTTGGAAAACCGGGGCCTTCCGAGACTGGTACGTAATGCTTTGGAGCCCCTTCTTTGACGCCATACAAATCGCAATCGCAACCGAATACCCATGACCATAATCGATATTTACCGGGCCTTTTGTTTGGCCGTCGAAAATTGCCCCGAGAGTTTCGAGGTGAACAACCTGCGGCCAAATACGTTCGCCACGGTGAACTTTGCCAGCGAACTGCAGTCGAACAACGGTGGAAAAACTCAGGTGGACGCCGAGGCAGGCACGTTCTTCTCCCGTGCATACGATGCCAGCGAGTACAGCGATAAGCGTTTGGAGCTCCAACACCCGCTGGTGTTGATGGAAGTCACGCAGGGCACGGGCACTGTATCCCGCTACCGCTTGAACTTTAGTTTGTCGGTATTGGATGTAATCTTGCCCTACGATTTGACCACGCAGGCGAATCCCCGCACGATTGACCAAATCATTGCCGACTGCCTGCAGATAGCCTACAACACGCTAAACGTCGCGAGGGCCACGACAATTAACGGCGTACCGCTTTCGACCTACATCCCCGCATCTACGGCGGTCACGGCGGTGCCGTTGCGGTCCGGATCCGTACAGCGGCACGTTGGGTGCGAGTTGCGGTTTGAAGTCCCGCTAATGGCTCCGTGCGATACGTATGGGCTTCCCGCACAAGTGGAGCCCCCGACGTATCCCCCGTGTTGCCGCGAAATCGAAATCCGCAACGATGGGGAGTACATACAGTACCGCTACGTGGGCGAGGTGGACTGGATTGACCTTGTTTCGTTAGCCGAAATTACCGGACCGCAGGGCCCTGCAGGCGACCCTGGTGCGGATGCCACTATCGCCGTTGGCACTGTGACCACCGTGCCGTTTGGCGATCCGGCCACTGTGACGAACGTTGGCACGCCTTCCGCTGCCGTGTTTGACTTTGGGATTCCCGAGGGCCCCCAAGGCGATCCGGGCACACCTGGGACACCCGGAGCAGCGGCGACCATTGCCGTCGGCACCACCACCACCGGAGCGCCGGGCACCAATGCGGCGGTCGTCAACTCTGGCACGTCCTCAGCAGCCGTGTTCGACTTCACTATCCCGCGCGGTGACGTTGGACCGCAGGGCCCGCAGGGAAACCCCGGGCCGACCGTGCCATTGTGCGATATCCTGACCGTCGGAAATACGGCGTGTTTGGATATTAACATGGACCAAAACGACCTGACCAACGTGGGCAGCATTGATTTTGACACATCGCCCGCCAACGCTGGCGCGGTCGCTCGCCTCCAATGGAACAACACGGACGGGACTTTGGATATCGGTTTGAAGGGCGGCGGGGTGACGTTGCAGATCGGGCAGGAAATGGTGGCCCGCGTGGTCAATAAGACGGGCGGCAACTTATTGGAATCGCAGTACCGTGCGGTGCGGGTTGACGATGCGCAGGGCCAACGGCTGGCCGTTGCTTTGGCGCAGGCTAACAGCGTGGCCAACGCCACGGGCACGCTCGGAATTGTGACGGAGAATATCAGCAATAACCAAGAGGGCTTCATAACTTTGACCGGGCAGGTTCGCGAAATTAACACCACGGGATCCTTGCAGGGCGAAACATGGAACGATGGTGACGCGCTTTGGCTATCCCCGACAACTCCCGGCGGACTAACCAACGTTCGCCCAACGGCCCCCTATTTCAAGGTTGCGGTCGGCTATGTTGAGTACGCCCACCAAAACCACGGTAAAATCTTCGTGCGTGTAGGTGAGGCCCTCGGGTTTGACGACCTGCACAACATGAACCAAACCAATACCGAAACGGCGGGGCAGGTTATGACTTGGCAGGCGGGCGGATTCGGGCAATTTCAAGACCTGCCTATTACCCCCGTCCAGCTGAAAAACAGCACCCTGCAATCGGTTACGGGCACCACTGCCAACACTATTTTGCAGTCTCTCACCGTGCCCGCTGGCACCTATGCGCCTGGCACGTTGGTGCGCATCTTGGTTCGTGGCGTGAAGGCCGGCACCGCTGGTGCCGCTACATTTAGGCTGTATTACAACACCTCGGTAGCCATTGCCGGGGCTCAACAGTTGATCTTGCAAAACGCTGCCGCTGCGACCACGTTCTTTCAAGTTGAGCGAACCTTGAACGTAATTTCGGCGACCAACACGCAGACCTTCGGCGTGGCCAGCACAATCGCATCCGATACCGTGCTATCCGCCGTTGCCGTGTCTTCGCTCAACATCGATTGGACCGTCACGCAATACTTTTTTACGGCCTGCCAGCTGGCCAACTCCGGGGATACCGTATCTTCGAACTTCATACTATTGACCGAACAATGATCGCAATCCCGCACGGCCCGAACGGCCAACCTTTGGAGCCTATCGAACCGCCGCGCCCGACCTTGTTCGACGGCACAGTCCTGTGGCTGTTTGACGATGAAGCCGAATTTAGCCGCTGGTGGAATGCCATGTATCCGCCTACGCCAGCGCCGCCCGATGAGTTAACCGAACAACCGCCGCACGATGCTTAACGAGTTTATAGACGCACTACAGGGCGCTTTACAGGGCGCTACACGCGACTTGATTAAGGAGCTTGAAACGCAAGGCCACCGCAACACCGGAGACCTTGCGCAATCGTTTACGGTCGATATTCGCATCGTAGGCAAGACTGTTGTTGGGGAGGTATCCGGCAACTTTTACTTAGATTACGTCAACCGGCGCACGCACCACCAGCGCATAACCGGGGGTCAAATTGCCGGATTGACCAAGTATTTTACCGATAAAGGGTTGTCGGGAAAGGACCTGCAGGGCGCTGTTTGGGGGACCGCACGCAAGCAAGTTGAGGAAGGCAGCCCAACGCGCGCATCCTACCGATTTTCCGGCAATGGACTACGCACGGGAGCAATTGAGCGCACGTTTGGATCCATCGAAAACAATTTATCCACGGAGCTGGGACGCGCATTGTCCGTCACCATCGCCGCGCAATTTACACCCTCTCTTAACCGAGAGCTTAAAACCGTCTAATCATGGCCGAACAAGTCGTTTTTTTCAGGGTAGAAGCCGACGGCGTGGCCGACTTGGTAGACCAACTGGGGCTACTTCGTAAACAGGCGACCGAATTGCAGCGCGATATGCGTAAAGCGACGGATCCGGCGGATTACGTGAAGCTCAATCGAGAGCTCGAAAACAACCGGATTGAGCAGAAGGCGATTACCGCCGCCATTAAGGACAACACGAAGGCCGTTCGGGAGCAGACGGGCATGGCGCTCGGATCCTATCGCCAACTTGATAGTGAGCTGGGGAGGCTCCGGCGGTCCTACAAAGAGTTGGCAGAGGCCGAACGCAACGGAATAGCTGGCAAACAGACGCTTGACCGCATCGCCCAACTCGATACACAGCTCAAACAAATCGATGCATCAATGGGGCAGTTCCAGCGCAACGTTGGAAACTATCCGGGCTCCAACCTTGGCAAATTCGCAGGTGGAATCGCTGGTCTCGGCGGCCCTATCGGTAATTTTGTGGGCAATTTGCAGGGTATGCAGTCGCCCCTACAGGACATTGCTGGCGGTCTTGGCATGACTGGAACCGCTGGCCTCGCTGCTGCCGGGGGCATCGCTGCCGCCGCCGTGGTAATCGGGAAAGGCGTGGCCAACGCCATGGAGTTCGAGACGGCTTTTGCGCAACTCTCCGCTACCCTCGGCGTGTCCGGTGCTGAAGCCGACGCACTTAAGGAGCGTATCTCTGAACTTGAAACCATTACCCTAACTGGTGGCGCGCAAATCGTGTCCACGTCTTCGCAGATTGCGGATGCGCTCACCGTGGTGGGATCCGCTGCTCCCCAGCTGCTGAAAAACCAAGACGCCCTACAGGCGGTTACCAAAGAGGTAATCGTATTCTCCAAATCCGCAGGTACCGATTTAGCGGGGGCGGCTAAAGTAGTCACGGGGGCGATTAATTTGTTTGGCCTTGAGGCGTCCGAAGCGGCACGCGTGGTAAACGTGTTGGCGGCGGGCGAAAAGGAAGGATCGGCGTCCACTTTGGAGGCGGCGGCGGCCCTCGAAACGGCAGGCGGCGCCGCACGTATTTCGGGTGTGTCGATCGAAGAAACGACGGCGGCTATTCAGCTGCTCGCAAAAGACGCCATCAAGGGATCCGAGGCAGGAACGGCACTTCGCAACGTGTTTTTGAAGCTGGCCACAGCCGACACGTTGCCAAAGGCCGCGCAGGATGCCTTCAAAGAAACGGGTGTAAACGTGCAATTGCTAACCGATACGACCGTGCCGTTAACGGAAAAGCTGAATGAGTTGCGCAAAATGACGGGTAACACGGCGGCTCTGACACAGGTTTTCGGGACGGAAAACGTGAACGCTGCCATATCGCTCACCAAGTACGCAGATGAGTTCCCGAACCTAACAGCCGCCATAACCAACACCAATGTAGCCTACGATCAGGCGGGCGTAAAGCAAGAAACGTTTGGGGCAAAGCTCGAGAATCTTAGTAATAAGGTAAACAATTTGCTTACGAAAGTTGGCGAAATGTTTATCCCGATGCTATCAGCACTGGCCGATATTGTAACTACTGTTTTTGACGCGTTTGGCGAGGTTAATAACGCGATTAGCGATGTAGTTGAAGAAGTGACCGGGGCAACGGATGCGACTGGTTTATTTGGCGAGGTTCTAAGCTACTTAGGTAGCCTTATTGGTAAGTTAATGAGCGTGCAGTTTAAGGCCTTTGTAATGGCTATTCGCGGTATCGGGGCGACCTTTGCGGGTATTAAGGCCATTATAGGCGATATCCCAACGGCAATCGGGCAACTTGTTGAGGATGGGATAGACCACATAAGCGTTTTCGCACTAAAGGCCAAAGCAGCCTTTGCGAACGCAAGCAACTTTATAACGTTCGGATTGGCCGGCGGTGGTGAGGAGTTCATTGCCCAAGCGGATGCCATTTACAATAATATGCAGGAGCGGGCCAAAGGGAACGTAGATATACTTGGTAAGTTTAGCGCAGCGTTTACCGGGTTCTTAGATAAGGCAAAGGAGAAAGACGAATTGCGCAAACAGGCAGCGGACCAAGCGGCGGCGGCGGAAGAAGAGGCGGTGGTATTGGCCGATAAGCTAAAAGCGGATGCCGAGGCTGAAGCAGAACGCAAAAAAAAGGCCGAGGAAGCGGCGAAAAAGGCAGCGGAGGAAGCAAAAAAGCGTGCCGAAGAGGAGCGCCGCAACCTCAATTTTTTGCGTGCCGAACTGGTTAAAGTAGAAGAGCAACTGAAAAAATACGCCGACAAATCGCTTATTCCAACGGCCCTTTTGCAGTCGTACAATAGCCTGAAAAACGAGATTGCAGGGGTTGAAAAACAGTTGGCAGAAATGGACCAAGCCGAAATGCAAAGGCGGACAATCGAGATGTTGGTAAAATTTAAGGCTGAAACAGAGGCGTTAGACGCACTTGGTGACGATATAAACGACCGGCCTATTGAGTTGA